GGAAAAATCTATTTTAGAACAAGCGTTACTTCAAGTGCAAACACTTGAGGAAGCCGTTAAGCAAAATGCAAAAGGTATACTCGCTTCTACAATGAAGCAGGAACTAAACGATTTGCTTAAGGAATCAAAAGAAGAAGAGGAGGAGGAAAAAACCACTCCTGAGGAAGAGGAAGAAAAAGACATGTCTGATGAGACCAAAATGTCTGATGAAGAATCATCATCTGAAGAGGAAGAATCCGATTCAGAAGAGGAAGAAGAATCCGGTTTAGAAGATGAAGAATCATCATCTGAAGAGGAAGAAGAATCCGGTTTAGAAGATGAAGAATCGTCAGAAGAAGAGTCTATGGATGACGAAAGTGCAAGTGACCTCGATAATGATACTATGGATAAACACATGGATACCATGGATTCAGAACCATCATCCGATGAAGATGTTATGGATATGACAGGTGCTTCTGATGAAGAAGTACTTAAAGTATTCAAATCAATGAAACCTGAGGATGGAGTTGTTGTGAAGAAAGATGGTGAAGATGTGTCTCTTGACACCGGTGATGACGAGTACATCATAAAACTTGATGAGGAAGAGGAGTCAAAAATGGAAGAAGATTGGACTGAATCTGAAATGGAAGAAGAAGAATCAAAAGACCAAGAAGACGAAACCGTTTACGAAATTGAGTTAGGTGAAGAGGAGGAAGAATCCAAGAAATCAGAAGAAGACGAGGAAGAATCCAAGAAGGTTGAGGCTACTGAAGCAGCAAGAACCAAGTCAAATCCACACGGTAATAAGGGTGGTTTGAATAGAAGTGGATTACCTAGTAAAAAGAAGTATAAGGCCGGTTCAGGCGTATTTGGCATTAACGAAGAAGTGACAAAATTAAGAAAACAAAATGATGAGTATAAGAAAGCTCTTGTTCTCTTCAAAGAAAAACTTAATGAGGTTGCAGTTTTCAATGCTAATTTAGCTTACGCTACTCGATTATTCACGGAACATTCAACAACAAAATCAGAGAAATTGAACATTTTAAAGAGATTTGATTCAATTGCTACGATGAATGAATCCAAGAGTTTATATAAGACAATCAAAACTGAATTAGAAACTAAAAAACCAGTTACTGAATCAGTTGTTGAGAAAATCTCTAGCACACCAACATCTTCAAGTTCAACTGAAATATTGGCGGAATCAAAAGCATATGAGAATCCACAATTCAGAAGAATGAAAGATTTGATGGCGAAAATAAAATAATAAATTAAAACAAAAAAACCAAACAAAAATGGGAGCATTATTAGAATCAGGTATGGTTGGTAACATCGGTCTTAAGCACCTTCGTGTTATCAAAGAAGATACCATTAAAAAATGGGATGACTTAGGTTTCTTAGAGGGACTTGATGGTCATCAAAAAGATAACATCGCGCAATTATATGAAAACCAAGCTTCATATTTAATCAATGAAGCTGCGGTTGCGGACGCATCAGGTTCTTTCGAAACTGTTGTATTCCCTATCATTAGACGTGTGTTTTCTAAATTATTAGCTAACGACATCGTATCAGTACAGGCAATGAACTTACCTATCGGTAAATTGTTCTACTTCATTCCTAAAATTCAGGAAAGACTTTCAGGTGCACACTATCATCCTTACGGTTGGCCAAATTCGGCTACCGATCCTCAGGATGGTTATAGCGGAACTTCACAGAACCTTTATGACCGTTTCTATGAGGCTGGTGATGGTAACGACGCAACAACTGGTCTTTTCGATTATTCAAAAGGTCAGTTTTCATCACAGACAATCTCTGGTGATACCATTGTAACATTCTCAAATGGTGTTGTTTCAACTGTATCCCCTGCGAATATTACTGGTACTTCAGTAGCTTCTGTAATTATCAAATTTAGTGGTTTCACTAAAGATGGTCAGGGCAAGTTAATCGGACCTAACGGTAACGTTATGGATACCGAAGAATTCTTAGCTTCTGCAACTGTTGAATATTCTGGTGTATCTAGAAACTTTAACGTTGTAACTCAGAAGTATGGTAAGGGTATTGTTGAGTATGGTCAAAAGGCTACTACCGCAAACTATCCTTCAGGTAAGTACAATGATATCTGTGACGAGGAAGGTTCAATCTACATCGCAGTAGATTTACAATCTTATTCTTCAACTGCAGGTTATTCAAACTTAACACTTCCTGGTGGTTTTACCGCTGATGACGTGGCATTGAAATTCAGAGTGTATGACACCCTTGAATTCGAAGATGAGATTGGTGAAGTTTCTTTCGACCTTCAGTCTGTAACAGTATCTGTTACTGAAAGAAAGTTGAGAGCAACCTGGTCTCCTGAATTAGCACAAGATGTTAGTGCATTCCACAACATCGATGCTGAAGCTGAATTAACAGCATTGTTATCTGAGCAAATCGCAGCTGAGGTTGACCGTGAAATTTTACGTGACCTTAGAAAAGGTGCAGCTTGGACAGCAAAATGGGATTATAACGAATGGAGATATGGCGGTACTTCAGGTGCAACCTTACAGGGTTACACTCAGAAAGACTGGAACCAAACTTTGGTTACCAAAATCAACCAAATCTCTGCTCAAATCCATAAAACTACCTTAAGAGGTGGTGCTAACTGGATTGTGGTATCTTCTGAGGTATCCGCAGTATTCGATGACCTTGAGTACTTCCACGTATCAAACGCTGAACCTGAGCAAGACCAATACAACATGGGTATTGAGAAAATCGGTTCACTTTCTGGAAGATATCAGGTATATCGTGACCCTTACTTCCCTCCTAACAAGGTGTTGATTGGTCATAAAGGTAAGTCATTATTGGACGCTGGTTACATCTACGCTCCATATGTACCTTTACAATTAACTCCAACAATGTATAATCCATTCACAATGACACCTATCAAAGGTATCATGAC